CATGGTGTTTGATCGCGGCATCCAATTCATCATTGGTATACTTGTGGAACGGAAGGTCTGATCCTTCGTTCAAACGGATATTGTGCAGGGGAACCTTTTTCGATTCGTAGGCTCCATGATCGACCACCTTGGTGCCAGCAGGATGAGCCGGGGAGACGAGACCCTTTTCACCATAGGATTCGTCCAAGGCCTGGCGACGATAGATGTCCCAGGCAGATTCTTCAGATAAATCCCGTATACCCTTTTTGACATCAAATGAGGGCTTGTTGCTCATACGATCAGCCGTCTGTTGGGACTTATTGAAATGTTTTTCTGCTGTGGCTTCATCACCCTTCTTTAAGGCTCTTGCCATCTTCCCCACACGCGCTTTGTATACTTTTGTAGCAAGGCCTTGAGAGATTTCATCCAATTGTTCGGATTCTTTCATATCTCGATTGCGTGAGGTTGCCCGGTGGTTCAAGATCGCTCTGGCAATATCCGCCTGGACCCCACAGACATGGGCTTGATGGGCGTTATCTTTCGAGGCCGCCACTTGACCCTTCCTGTTCACGGTTTCCAGGGCCCTGAGTTCATCATTCGTTTTGGAATGATACTTGTGACCTTGGGCTGGACGCCATTCTTCTGTGAGTGCCTTGAAAGTTTTCATGTTATCCCTTCTGATACTGTGTGCCTGCGGCTGCATGGAACCTGGCATGGTCAAACCGTGGGTTCTGTTGAGCAAACACATGGGCGTGATGGTTGGCCAGGGTCTGCCGATCAGTCGCATTAGGGTTGGCCTTAATCAAATCTGCTACCATCTGGAAATCCTTCCGAGACACGGCTTCCTTGAGTTGATTCTTAGCCTTCTTTGGGCCGGATGCAGGTTCAAGATTGTCATGTGACCCCTGGCCATCATCATTCGGCATTGGAGGCGTTCCAGCGATAGGTTTAGGCCAGTTCCACTTTCTACGTTCAGGCTTCCCATAGCGCCAATTGCTGGATGGCTTGAGTAGGGCTTCGTGAATCACAGCCTTGACGGTGTTGAAGGTGTCGGAGTGCTCTTCCTTGACTGGGGTGATCTTCTTCCTCTTCAGATATTCTGCCTGGTGCTTTCCATAGGCTGCGTCACCCTTCTTACCACCAACAAAGTGCCCACGATTGGGTACATAGGTATACTGGGTCAAGGGCTTTAATGTATTTGCTTCTTTGAGCATGGTGTCCTTATTAAGAGGTGGTGCGGGTTTCATAATTTCTCCAAAACTATTATAGGTGATAGACTTGGTATTTGCAATCTTATTGAACTGTAAGGACCCTGTGGTAACCCTGCGCTCCTTAATAATATGTTTACGGCGAGCAAAGGCCAAGGTGGCCTCCTTGCGAGAATTGAAGATCGCCAGGTGACGATACTTCTGATGGTCCGCTTCCTTCTCCTCGGCCGACTTTACAGGTTTCTCTGTTTCCAGAGTTTCCTTAAGGGTCTTGAGTTTACCAGGTTCCTGACCACCGTGAGTATTCTTGATATGTGACGCCACCTGAGTAATCTCCTCTGGGGTGAATCCCTTATTATTGTTTATGACATGCTGAGGGGACACCACGATGCTGTGACGCATCGGAGAGAGTGCCCCGTCTTTATCGAAGTGATGGGGCACGACCCAGGTTTTCCCATTTATCTTGCCACTATAAAATTGTGCACCTTTGGTGCCTGGTTCAAAATAGGGGGCTTTCATTTTCGTCGTATATCCTTGAAGGCCTTCTTGGCCCCTGTCGTAACTTGCCCACCGTTCGTCATGTCATGGGTCTCAGCCGGAAGACCTCCGAGTGCGGGGCCTCCGGTCTCCATGGTATCTACAGCATTCGCTTCTTGGAGACCTTCTTGGGTTTTGTTTCCTTGAAGGACCAGTTGTCTTCCCAACCTATCGATGAAGGTTCTGTAATCAACTTTCTCTTCTTGGCCTTCTTTTTCTTCTTGGAGGGTTCCTGCTCCACCACTTCCGATATCTCCCAGGAGGTCGTAGTCGTCGGGAGCGATTCCTGTGTCGGATAGACTCTCAAATAGCCCGTTCTCCTGATCTCCAATTCTGGTGCCGCCTGGGGCATCGGTGAGGTGTTGCTTTCCGTGAACCAGGCTGTCAGTCTCTTCCAAAAGGTCTGGGTAGTCGTAGGCATCGTCATGTTCCTCCGTAAATAGTGCATCGAATTCCTCGTTGATACTCTTTTTCTTTTTAGGTGCTGCTTTCTCTTTGGCCTCTTTTTCTTTGTCTTTCATGGACTTCGGGAGCGTCAAGGCCTTCTTCTTCTCAATCAACTTCCCATTCAGGGCAAAGTGACTGATGCTTCCATTCTTACCATATCGACCTTTACCATAATAGGACAGACCCAACTTACGGGCATCTTCGGCTGTGGCACTGTCTTTGGTTGGGGGTACCTGAGACTTCTGTTGAGCCTTGTTTCCCACCGGTTGCTTGGCCAACTTACTCAGGTTCTTGTAGACCCATTCCTGGGCCACAGGATGCACCGGCGGCGTCTGTGCAAACTTCTTGACCGTCTTATGTAGGTCCTCCAGTTCAGAAGTCTTCTGGCCCTGGATCTCAGGGTCGGCATTATGACGCAAATCTTCATCGTTATTGAATTCGTGATAATGTTCTCCACCAAACATCTTTGACAGTGCGACCCGAGCATCCTGGGCCTTGCGCCACTTTTCGGCTCGTTGTTTCTCAGGGATCATGCGGCCGCCAGATTGTCCTCGCTCAACATTGCGATTGCGTGAGACATTATCAGCGGCATCCACAAACACCATCTTGTTCTCGTAGCCGAGACCATCCAGGAGATCCTTGATCTTCTTGGTCTGAGCCGCATTGGCACTCGAATGATTGATAATCAACCCATTGCGTCCTTGTAGGGCCAGGCGCTGTCGAAGTTCCTTGATCGACTTGGCCTTCTGAGGTCCTTCACCTTTGGCCTTTCCATGATCGGACAGGTGCTTTAGTGCGGTCTCCGCATCCACTTCAGTCAGGCCGTGCCCCTGTAGTGCCTTCTTGAGCACAAAGTCTTTACCTGAACCTGGGGCCCCGGCCAAATGAATGGCCTTGAAGATCCCAGCATCATGGACATGCTCGGTGAGATAGTCCAACATGTCGGCATGCACCTGATCGGCGAGATAGTCCACTGATTCTTTCAGTTGAGTACAGACACAAGGAGATTGACTATGAGTACCCCATGAATGATACTTTGTCTCGTACCCTGTTCCATCACAATCTTTACACTTGGGATTAGGTTTTTGTGTGTAGGACACAGGAAACTTTCCCCTTTTTTCTGGCATCTGGTCCATATAATCTTCTTTCACATGGGAATCGCGTTCCTCTTGGTCATACTTGCGGTGTTGTTCGTCTTTCGATGGTGTGGGAGCAGATTTCGTTTTGAGGGTGGCCCACTTGGTGTTCAATGGGAATGGTTTCTTGACTTCTTCGTTCACGGTCTGCCCCTTTCGCACATCGTCATAGAGTTCTTTGGCATGGGCATGTGAAACTGTAGGTGCGACACCCTGCTTAAAGCGATGAAAGTTTCCTGCTTTGGCATGTTCGCGCATCTTGCTGGCCGACATTCCTTCTACTCCTTTGGCATCGGGGTCCCTGTGGCCGGCTGAATGGACCGTAATGCTCTTGAAATGATACCCATGACCTTCTTTATCGAAGTGTCCGTTATATTTATGTAATGAGTCATGGAATTCCTTGACCCGATCTGATCCCACGACCACATGGAGATGCTTGGTGCCGGCTTTATGGAGCAGGGCAGCATGATGAAAAATTGTCGGATGTTTGGGGGACGAGGTGGTGACATGCGTACCTGGGAAGGCATGCTTGGCGTGCTTCAACTTATCGCCTGGGCTCAGAGGATTCTTCTCGGAATCATGGGAATGGCTCAGGACCACATGGTGATCGGCATGATGTTCCTGGGCCACTTCATGGACCTTGTGAACGAGTTTGGAGTGGCCCGAGGTCGGGGGATTCATGCGACCGAATGTCAGAACACTATGTTTCTCAACGGATTCTGTCAGAGTCCTGAAGGATTCCACCACAGACTTGGTAAAGGACTTGGGGTACTCTTGGGTCGCCTTGAGTAATTCAGGAAAGTTTACACTCATTTTATACACTGGCACCTCAGCATGAGGGTCCATGTTCAGGAGCGCGAGCCATCGGTGGTGACCGTCACATATGATGTAATCAGCAGAAACAATGATGGGTTGATTGAGGTCTTTACGGTCCAGGGTCAGGAAATGCTCAACTTTGGACTTATTGAAGTGCCCCTGAGAAGGGGTCAGATGATTTGCGGGTAGATGGGTCTGGATGCAATGGATGTTCTTATTCTTCTGCATCCAATGGAGATAGTCTCGAACGTCGGCTGTTTTCACCTGGGGGAGTGAGGAGCGATCAATGTTCAATGAGTATTTGGGCACAAAGAGTTCAGATAACATGAATCCCCTCTACAGAGATGAATTGTATCTCCTATTTATGCGTTTAGAGTTCTGCGGCATAATCGGAGCAGACCCCGACCACGTGCTCCTCCTTCAGATACCCTGGGATTGATTCCCTCCTCATGAATGTCTCTGGCAACACCACGACGGCCCTGGGGGACGGGGGTGTCTTGCCAGGGTAACACCAGACAAAGCCATCAGAAGTCAGGGTGTAATCATCCACATGATGAAAGAAGAACCGAACGCCAGGCGCCAATTCTAGGATTATCTGGATCGCCATGGCGTTCTTGCAATGTACCCACAGGTGCGGATCACGCTCCTTGAGGAATACGGTGGAGATAGGGATGGCCGCAGACAAATCATGCCCCAACCACAGGCGTCCATCGCCCCCCCATACATCCAGTTCCACATCATACCCCAAGGCCAGAGCAATATCAATGTACCCTGGGGTGTTCTCGCGGCTCGGTTGAGGACCGGTAATATTACCACGGTGGGCTATGAGTATCATGCTGGTTTCTGACACCTCACCCAAATCCATTGCGGATGCAGGTCATGACAAGGTTCTGTGAAGATATGGTCAAAGCCTATAAATCCATGATCTTCGATATCTTTTTGAAGGTCTGCCACCTTCTCCACGCGCACATCTGGATTGTCTGTAGGGTCAAACTCGGCAAAGTAATCGACTGAGTGATTATGCCCAGGACCAAATCCCATCTGAAAACAGAAGAATCCGCCTGGGCGCAAGATACGGTAGAATTCCTTATACAAGTCAAGGCGCCATTGGCGCGCTGAGATATGCTGCATACAGATCAACGAAAAGACCACATCATAGGTTTCATTCTTCACCTGGGGAAGAGAATGTCCATCGGTCAGGTAGAGGGTGGGTACTGGGACACCTGAGGCACCCAGGTTCAACGGGACCTTGGAAAGAATTCCTGGTGAACGATCTGCGCCGTCGATCTGGCGGAAGTAGTTACGAAACTTGATGAGGTTGCGACCGGGTCCACAGCCATACTCCAGGGCTAATTTTCCCTGCATGATGGGCACACCACGGAACAGGAGTTCCTCATTCTTATCGGCATTGTGTTCATTGTACCATCCCACCACAGGCTCCTTGTTCTCTAAGGACCACATGGCCGCCTCTCGTTCAAGTAACTGTTGAAAATGCTCGACAGGCGCGCCTCCTGGCATAGGTAATGTTGGAACTTCGGATGTCTGTCTCAATGGATGCCCAGCGGTGCTATAGATAAATGATGCTCCCATAATTAGTCCCTCCAGTATACGATGTCAATTTCCGAATTGTCTTGATGCACATAATCTACCCGCTGATTGAACCCCTTACTCTCAAGGAAGGCCTTCATGGATTCATAGGTGTTGTCTACATCAGTTATATAGACAGGCACTTGATAGGTCGTTTCACAACGGCCACCTTTAAGGGTCTGAATACGATCTCCCAAACTCTTCAACGCCAAGAGGTCATTCCCCTGGCAATCGGACCACATATAGTCAATATGATCGATGTTATAGAGATCCAAGAGTGTGCAAAAATTGATCGTGTGTACGGTGATCTGACCAGTCATTCCCTTTTGGTACTGCCAATGTTTGGCTAATGGAGTTGAAAGTAGATCAGGATGCAAAGGATAGAGACTGTTGATGCCGCGTTCATGTTCCATGATATTGAAGGTCCTGATAGCATCAGTGGTATCGATAGCAAAAGGCCAGAGGACCACTCGCATATCATGCTGAAAACGTCTGACAAGATGGGCAAACAGTACAGGGTCAGGTTCAGCCGCATAGAGTCTATCGGGGTTGTGCGCCGCCAATAGTTTTGCTGTATCGTCACCGTTGTTGGCACCAAGTTCTACCACAATTTTCATAATCACTCCTTTATTTTCTAAAAAAACGAATGTCAGGCTCTGTAAAATGGCCTGTGGTACTGTCTACAGCAATATCAAACCCATGATCGAGGAGCCATGCAGGCACCACAGAGCGTTGTCCATAGCGGCGAATACGACCACCCTTGACTTGGTCGACTCGATTACCCAGGCTCTCAAGGATCATCTCTTCTCTGAATGGGGCATCCACATGCAGATAATCGATATCAAAGACTGAGTACAAATACATGAAGGTATCGAGGCGGATCGTCCAGGTCATGGTGAACTTCGATCCCGCGGCACCGAACATCGGGGGATCCAATGTACTCTGTCCATCAGACTTATGGAACAACGGTTCCTGGTTGTCCCCGATATCTACCGCAAACGGGAGCACCGTCAACCGAGGAAACTCTGCGGCCTTCTGAAGTAACTCCCTGAACTGTTGAGATTCAGGTTCAAACGCAAACACCTTAGCCTCAGAGTCCGTCAGGAACTTGAAGGTCTCTGTCCCTGTATAGGCCCCCACATCGACAATGTTACCCATGATTACCTCTTGATGATCCAGTAACGGCGTTGTCCCTGTCGGAAATGTCCACTGTTTGTTTCAGCCCAGTTATAATAATGAGTGCCGCATTCAGAGCCAGGTGGAACATTCAATTCAGGCACATCATACCGGTCCCATGTGGCACCTAGCGTAGTAACATGCTCCTGGAAGTTATTGGCCGACATCACCGTCCCAATTCGGTTCACCGCATGGTCATACTGATCCATCTCGTCCTTCTTCTGCTCATAGGTAGGATCTGCAAGATCAATGATCTCCGTCTCAAGGCATAGAATAGGTGCCACCTTCAGACAACAGGCCACATCCTGCTTCCAGTTATTCAGGTGATAGAGTAGCCCCCAATGCACAATCAGGTCAAAACGTCCAGGTACCGTCCATTCGGTATCATGGTCCACTAGGTAGGCTTCATATCCATCCTCTTTTAAGAAGTCTACAAAGAATTGACGACCATCAGTAAACGCAACCTCAGCACCCAATTGTCGAATCAGGCGTCCGTTGTTGCCATGACCACAGCCTACGTCAAGGACGCGCTTGCCTGGGAACCAATCGGTACCCAATACTTTAGCGAGCATATCGACCCTCGCCTTATTCCACTCATTGCATGACGGATGATGAAAATATTCTTCTCTTCCCATGATTAGATCCCCTCATATGTGGTGATATTATACTTGGTAGTGGCCCAAGGATACCAGTCAATCTCTGGCAAACTTGGTGTGTAGGTGGCAACTTCAGGTCCGTTATTGTTCAGCACATGCCCCCACTTTTTCTGGTAGTATGCTTGAGCGCGAAGTAATGTCTTGTTTCTGTCGCGGCCGTCTTCAGGCTGAATGCGTTCCATGTGCCAATGAACATTTTCATAGTCAGGATCAATGGACTTGCTCTGGAGTTCTGTACGAATCGCCTGGCGAATCCCGATAGAGTTATGCACAAACCCCCAGTCATGGGTATCCTCAATGCTCATTCGGTTCTTATCATACCCTGAATGGTAAACTCGCTTCATGAAGTCAGCATCACCGCAATACGGCGAACAGAATCTCTCATCCCAGTACCCTGACTTTCTCAGGACATCCAGTGTTATATAGTAGAACTGATCGCCTGCTGGTCCCCAAATGAAATCATACTGCTTGCGCCACTCTCTCAACCATGTGGCAAACTCAGGGTGAATAAATGTGTCATCCTGGATGCAAGCAATGTCTGTGGTATGCTGCAAGGCTTTGAGAAACACACTGTTCCAACTTCGTGCATTCCACAGATTTGATTCGTCGGTATTCAGGCTGTTGACTACCACCTGATCGGTATAACTCTTAGATTCTTCTGTGAGTTGTACCACAGAATGATTCGACATGATATTGGAACGAATACCTTGACGCCCCAATTCAGTGATAAGCCGATTGAGTGCCACAGGTCGATTGAATGTCAGAATCCATAATGATACATTACTCATTGATAAGCCCCCATGTTTGAATCGCTGCGTCATATTCGCTACCATATGTATGATCGATGGCCTGGCGCATGGCGCGGCCTCCTGCCAAGGTTCCTCCTGGATGTCCATGCAGGGCGCCCCCGACATTCGCTAGGTAATTGTTTCCAACAGTCTTGGTGATATGATTGACATTGCCTGGGTGCATACCACACGACAAGGTCGGCACGACATTATGCTCACCCAGAAGTTCCATGACCGAGTGCAATTCCACCGTATCGGCATTCATGTATCCACCGTACATTCCTGCATGGATAGAATCAACGCCGCAGAGGGCCGCCAATTGACACATAGCAAACCATGACAGACCAAAGGCATTGCCGGGGTGAGTAATCACCTTGTCTCCGCTCTTTTGATAATGAAGGAACAAGGGAAGATTCAGGCGCCGAATCGTATGATAGACCCCTAGACCACTCCAGAAATTGATATGAAGTCCAGAGGCTCCCTCATCGGCCAGGTACTTGACTCGTGGCTCGATGACATGGGGGTCACCATTGATCGCAAAACAATACACCACTTTACGCCCACAGTTTTGTATATACTTGGAAATCAGTGGTACCCGATCTTGTAGACTACAGAATGCAGGGTTAGAAAGAATTTCATCTTCCTTGATGAAGTCCACTCCCCCATCGACCATTTCCTTCACCATGTCAAGTAACTGGGGCGGTCGCAGCCCAGTCTTGGGCTTCACAATGCCGCCAAACAACGGCTTATTGTACTGCCCTGTGATTTCACGCATACCACTGAGGCCATAATAGGGTTCCTGAAAGTGATCCTTTACTGAAGCAGGAAACGTAAAACTGTTGATACGGGATCGAGTGATATGGGAGATATCAGCCTGACCGCCGAGGACTTGGCACATCAGGTGCGAGATACCGTCACCGTCCCAATCAGTATTGACCACAGGGAATGCAATAGTGACGAATCCCCGCTTTCTATCCTTGAGGCAACCCTTGGGTGTATCCACACGACAGGAATGCTCCTCAAAGAGTGCATCAGTCTCCCAGGCATTGCGAACATTGGGATTACCCACGCTCTGCCCTATTGAAAGATCATAGGCAGCCTTTTCAAGACTGATCGTACTTTCAAGAACATAGTGGACAAACACATATTTTTCAGGATCGAGGTTGCCTGAGAAATAATCATCTGTAGGTCGAAAAATGTTAAACATTATACTTATCTCCTATGATGGAGGGCACTTTCACGACCACAATGGTACTCTTTTCATGTACGATGCAATCACTCACTTCATCCTTCTCGAAAATGAAGATGTCTCCAGGGACCAACATGCGGCCATTGCAGGTCATCGACCCACTCACAAAGACATTCATTTCCTCAACAAGGTGATGATAGTGTAATGGTATATAGGCTCCCTTTTCGTGCGTCATCAGGGAAATTTCAAACTCTTTCGTCCGAATCAACACAGGCTCAAAGTCACCGATAAACCATCCGTTTTTGAAACGCTCAATTCGATCCATTCTCATGTGTGATGCTCCCGAAGGTAGTAGGTCAAGTCCTCTGGTGTACCCAGGGACCACATTTTCTGAACTTGCTTGACACGAATCTTGGCCCCATTCTGAATGGCTTCATTATACACAGGGCAAACGTAGAATTCATTATTCACTCGAATGTTCTTACGAATCATCTGATCGGCACAATTCACAAAGTCTGCGCCATGTGTCCAATAATACAGTCCCACGGTCGCCTGGTCCGAAATAACTTTCTTCTCGGCCACTTCACTGACAAATCCCTCCTCATCGACCTTGGCAAACGAATACTGAGGATGCACCGACTTGAAGGTGATAATTCCACCCGCAATACCATCGGCAGAAAACGCATAGAGGCATTCATTAGAATTCCACTCGACACACTGATCGGAATTGGCAATAAGGATGGGATTCTCATTGTTGATAAGGTGTCTCGCTAGTAATACTGTACACGCTGCACCTTCGGTCACCCCATCGGCTTGCACGATATCGCAACCGGGAGCAATCATGTTGAGCATGTATTTAAGTTGATACCTCTCATAATGCTCACGTTGGACTATGAATATGTAGTGTGATTCGATGTTGAGGCTTTCTTTGACGACCTGGATCATGGGGCGTCCATTGACCTCAATCAAAGGCTTAGGAAAGGTGTAGCCGGCAACAGAAAACCGTGAGCCGTGGCCGGCCATCGGCACGATCACATTCAATTTCTTGTCGCGCCATGGAATCGTGCTATGCACAATACCTTTGAAGTAGTCGGCAATTGATTCGCCCAGTTCATATGTAACATCTGAGGGATTGCATACTGGAATCAAGTGGGCACCTGACGCTATTGCACCCTCACGACCAATATGGGAATCTTCCACCACTACGGTATTCTTCACATCAGTCCGTAGTGCAATCATACACTTCCAATACATCTCAGGGAATGGTTTTGGATGCTTGACCTCTTCATTGGAGACAAAGAAATCCACTTGTTCGATAACCCCTAGGCGGCTGAGTGCCATCACTAAAGTCTGACGGACACTATTTGAGGCCACGGCAATCTGAATATCATTCATCTTGATATTATCAAAGATTTCCTGTAGTTTATGATTAGACTGAATGCCCTCATAATATTCAACGGTGTAGTGTTGTTTGGCTTTCCATACTCGATCATATGATGTAGCAGGAAGACCCTTTTCTGAGGAGAGCAGCAATAGTTTCTTGGTAGTGGGTAAACCATCATACTTTGAGAGGTGCTCCTCCCAAGAGATCACAAAGCGTTCATCCACATCACGCAGGGCAGCATTGAGCGCCTTGAAATGTATCTCCCGCGAGTCTATCAACACTCCATCAAGATCAAATATCACCAGTTTATTTTTCATCGGTTATCCCTATGTGCCTTATTGTGCCGAACGATGGCACCAGAGTTACACTTTATCACGGCCATGTTTCTCATTCTCAGACTCCACTCTACATCTTCCGGTGATCCAGGGGGCATGGCTTCATTGAATGGATGGGCTAAGAGAAGTTGTCGCTTGACCAGAAAATATCCACCACTGATATATTGAAACTTTGTAAATGTCCAGTTGTCATAGGGTATCGAGTAGTACCTGGGGTAGATCGTATGATCCCATATGACCCAATCGGTCGAATGTCTTTTCCCATTCAAGAGGAGTTGTGGATTTGAGCACACATCCCAATCATATCCAAACTTCTCATAGGACTCATACCATCCAGGATCGAAGACATAGTAATCATGCAACAGCACCAAGGTCTCATACTTGGCATGGAGGGCCACCGCATTTTTCTTGGTGGTAATCCACTCTGGTCCATCCATAATCATCACTTCATACTGTGGAATGGACAAGGCATCAATCGAGGCAATCACTTCTGCCAATCGATCTGGACGAGGGTGTGTGGTACAAATTCCGAATGTCAGGTTCATGCAATCACCTTCAAAATATCCTCAACAGTATGTTGGATCAAATGAGAAGCCAGAACGTAATACTGGCCTGTAATACAATCAGCACTAGGCGCACCCTTGAAGTGCCGCAGGTACTCTTCCAGTTCATAGGGTGTCGTATAGGTCTTTCCATAGTCCTGCATGGTCTCGGCGCCGGCGATCTTGCGAGCCACCCAGGGAGTCATGTTCAACATCGATTCAAGCAGGACCAAACCAAACCCCTCGGTTGTGCTATTCAGTATATAGAGGTCGGAATCCTTGAGGGCTGACAACATATCCTCCCGGTTCTCAAGTAGATAGGGCTTGACAAATTCGGAAGCCTGTGGCATCAAACCATGGCGATTATCATAACCTGTCAGGACCAGAGTCACATCAGTTCGGCGAATCGAATTGAATATCTCAACCAGTTCACCAAAGCCTTTGTTAGGCCAGTAACCACCGGAGGATAAAAACATATACTGGGTCTTGATGTCCATACGATCACGAAACCCAGGCTCTCCAATAGAAGAATGTCTGACGATCCCATGCCGCACCTTTACCGATTTTGATTGCACCGCAAACTTTTCCACATGGCGCCAGTCGGCAATCGTGCTGCATCCGATATACGAGGAGTTCTCTAGACCCTTGAGACAAACTGGGGACTCAGAAGGAAGGATCAGCAAGTAAAGGACAGGCCCACCGAGTTGTGGGTTGTTTGCGTTCATCAGGACAAAATTCTGCATACTCACATCCCCACCATGCACGACAATCAGGTCCCAATATTGAGCAAGAATCTGTGGATCACTCGTCACATGCACACCATTCAGGTCCCCCTGGTGTTCACCAGCAAGGACCGCAACGAGGTGCCCTCGATATAATGTCTCTTCGGCCATGTTACGTACATAGGTTTCAGACCCTCCTGGAAAGGGGGCATAGCGGTGGACCACATAGAGAATTCTCATGAGCGATACTTCCTTTCGACCATCTCGCGGATCTCAGGTACTCGATCCCATTGGTGCACGATGGCATACGGTACTCCCCCAGGAGTTTCCACCTTCTCGGTAATGGTGTTATACTGTGGAGCAGGTTCGGTGTGGAACGGTGCAAACTCCTTGATCTTATTGGGGTCCATCATCGTGCCGAGTTGCGCGGCCCAGCCATCTCTATGGTTAGAAAAATGCCCACAGTCACGATAGGCTTGGGTATCCAGTAGAAGATTCAACGCAGCTTGATCGGGACCCCCACCGCCAGGCACATGCTGAATCGTCCCATGTGACATGAGCCAGATGGTCTTACAGAGGCCCATGAATGTGTGGTGCTCGCCAGCCAAGACGCCACAGTTGTAAATATTGTTCTTCTTGTGGGACTCATACATGATATCCCCAAATGATAACTTGAGATTATTGGCACCCCACGGCTCATTCTGATAATCAATACCTTCGGATGAAAGGACCATCCTGATTGGGGAGGTTGAGGGGCAACGCGCGGTGATATAGTCAGAGGGATTGGATTGGAAGATCACATCACGGATATCCGTGGCAAACACATAGCGCACAGGTTGGGTGAATTGGGTCAGAAAGAACCAGGTATGGAGAAATCGCTCGACGACAATCGAAAAGTCTTTGACTGGGTAGGACAGATTTCCCTGAGGGTCCTTGGCGAATGAGACCACGAGGTACCCACGATTTGTGAGTTCAGCCGCGGTGGCCGCGTCCATATTATACGCGAGAACAACCTTATGCCCTGTGAATTCCGAACGATCTAATGAATTCACCCAATACTGGATCTGTTCCCAACGATAGCCTGTGCAGGCTGCAATCACCATATCACGCATCATGACTCCATACTATAAAGGTAGGTTGAGTTGTTCTCCTACTATGTATACCACTTCTTCTTGAGGGGCCGTGGCTTCGGACTCGACCCAAAGGTCTCGGGCATACTTATCCCAGGCATCTATCATCTCTTGTGTCTTGTCGCATCCCCCAAATTTCATCTTACTTCGTCCAGTTCTTCGTGGCCGTAAAGTTCTGGTGTGAGAAGGACAGACGGTCAACGAGTTTTACCGCATTACCGATATGGTCCACAGCCACGAATCCTTCATCCCCGGCCACCGCATACCCATCAGCCGTCTTGTAGAACTTATGGGTGCCTTGGACCGTTTGCAATTTATTCACAATCATCATTTTAGCATAAACCAGCTGGTTTTGCAAGTCAAAAATTTGTTTAAGGTCAGCCGCGTGGTTTCTCAGGAACCCGAGAACCTCGGTCTTCTCTTGGGTACGCTTGCGCTTCGTCTCAGGCTGCTTGGCTTCCCCAATCGCTTTGGTCATCTTTGCGTCCATCCATCGAAGCAGTTCATTGGTATGGGCTGTGGTATTGGTGATCGCCTCGCCCTCACGGACCTTGGAGTTATTGAAAATCTTGATGGGTTCACGAAATGTCGCATTCAGGGCAATCTGGTTGAGGACCTTGTTGTTGATGTTATGGAAAAATCCTGCGGCCTTCTCAAGAACTCCCAGAAGATGCTGGGACTCTTCCACGGTAAACGACACGGTACCAGATTGATCGACCAGACTGGCATCTCGAAACCAGACATCCTTGGTGTGCTTCAGGCGTCCAATGTCCACGGTATAGTTGGCCTTGAGGTTGCTCATACTACTACCATGATAGGAGGTATGAAACACAATGCCTAACTGTGCCTTATGTATGCGTTCCACTAATTGTGTCTGACTCAAGGGAATCGCATAGGTGATCGTATTGGGAGTAAAGGTGATATACTTTTGCCCCTCAATCGTCTTGGTCACCACATCCCCTTTGGTAAACATGAGTTCACCCTGTAGGATGCCGGTGATGCCTAGTTTTGAAAGATAGAACAGACAAGTCTTCAGTTTAGCATTCAGACCCTCGGAAGGATGGTTCGCGTCAATATCCTTCTCGGTGTAGTTTAACTTGGCCTCTTTGTTGAAGACACCTTTGGTACCCACAAAGAACTTCCCATTCTCAGGATTAATACCACAGAACACCGCGGGGGCGCCGTCCCACTTGGTCGTGATATTGATGGGCTTCTCGACATGCCCCGATAACATTTCCTTGAGCGAATGAAGGAAATTGAGTGCCTCTTGGGCGCCGGCGGCACCGCGATTCAGGACCTGGTCTTCCAGGTGCTCCAGGTGCACATTCTTGCCTTCTTTGGCTTCAGTGATATGAGTCTTGAAGGGAACCATTATGCGTCCATTCCTAGGGTTTCGGTGAAGGCGTTGGTTGAACTTTTACCACGAAGACCAACCCAGTTTTTATATTCTTGAGCATAATTAACAGAACTATAAAAATGATAGACCACAGTCTTTCCTTGTTTTTTTGCCACAGCATAGGCAATAGCCTTCTCACAGAGGACCATATCATAAAACATCTGATAGAAATTATACTTGGTTGTTGATTCTTGTTTCGCCGCATCTATCAGGATCTTCTCACAGGACACAGAAAAATTCCCAAACACAGGTTGAATGTCTTTGTCAGTTCTCAAGGCAACCTTCATAAACGCCAAGATCGTAGCGATATCCTTGAGACCCACAGCGGGGGAGGTCAGTTCTGTCTTTGCGGTGACAGAGGCGAACTTCGTCTTGGTTTGCGCCAGGGCATCTTTTAGAAATTTTAATGTTGTAACTCCTGGTGGTAGGTAGCGAGCACGAATTACCTGTTCCGTGGCCTGTCCTGTAGACTGCTCATTCAGGAGATTTCCTACGGC